TTTGATAGTTCACCTTCTACATCGCCAGTAATTGCTGCTCGACCAAGCGCCGCACCAACATCAGAGCCAATTTGTTCAAACCTCTTAATATCAAATTCTTGAGCAGCACTTCTACCAAGAGAAGCGCCAGCACTGCCAGCCGCGCCCAACAAAACAGACTGACCAACATTGCCGCCTTGAATAACAGCAGCAGTTGCACCACTTGCTGCGCCAGCGGCAGCGGAGGCTAAAACATTTTGAAGAGAAGAACCGGCTGCAGCCGTAGCAACCTGTTGACCAACAATGTTACCCACCCTTTGTGTTGCATATGAAGTTAAAGCAGACTTTCCAATGTCTTCAAGGTTACCGCCTTTTGCTGCGGTAATTGCAGCAGCAGTAACAGGGGGCGGTATCCCAACAGAAGCAGCAGCCAAGGTGACAGCAAAAGTAACCGGATCGTTTTTGATCGGCTGGATAACGTAGTCATCGACTGCTCGACCCACATCTTCAACAGCCTCCCAAACGTCTTCAACGGCATCACCAACAGCCTCAAATACGTCACCGATTGCATCGCCAACATCACCAACAAGATTTCCTACCGCCTTGGCTACGCCACCCATTATTCGGCCTCTTCCTTCCCAGTATTGACGGTTACGTAAAACTCTCCGTCCTCTGTTCGTTGAACCTCGTAGCCCATTCCTTCAAACGGCGGATTCTGAGAGATATACCGAAATACACTTAAAATTGTTGGGTCGGTAAAGTTTGTAGCCATGGTTTGAAAGCCCATTTTGTTACTGGCTTTAATAAATTCCATGCTGTTTTGCAAGAAGTTGGGTGCTGTGTCAGCGTTCAAGGCGCGGAACCAACCAACTCCAGGCGCTGCTTTGTGAATGATAAATAGTGTGTTGCCCTGCCGAAGAAACAAAGTGTTCGGCATGTTGAGTTCAGCAGTAATAGCAGTTTTGAGTGTTTGAAAATCAATGCCTGCATCGGTGTTCATGCCAGCGATGCCAATAATGTCATCTACATCAAGTTCTTCTTGCTGGCTGTCTACCATCTGTATCATGCTTTACCTCACAGGTTCAAAGATAGCGGCAGAGTAAACATTGCCCATTCCCGCTGCTACACTCAACACCAAGCCATCAGGCGCCTCACAGTCTTCAGACAAGAAAACATCGTCCTTCTCGGTCCTGTTGGCTATTCCTGGTACAACACCATACGCCAAATTGTCAAGCAAAAGTAGGGTTTCTAGCAACCCAGAAGCGCCCATCGTATGCCCTATTTTTTGTTTGTAAGACGTTGCTACGAAGTCTTTAAGCGATTTTTGTAACCCAGCCTTCTCCGAGGCATTGTTTGATTTAGTTCCCGTGCCATGAGTCTTAACAATAGTGATTTCACTTGCATGAACTTGACCATAAGTTAACGCCCCATCTATTGCATCAGAGTATCCCTTGCCATCTTCTCTCTGCCCTATGGCATTGCCCGATGTTTCAGCGCAATGGTAGGCAGACAACAGCCTAGCCTTGGGGGTAATCCCAAGATGTTGCGCTTCTTTTTCGGTCACAAAAACAGAAAAAACAGCGCCTTGGCCCACGTAAAACCCGCCATTTACGCTATCAAATGCGCTTGGCACGATGTTTTCTTCGTCTTCTCTTTTCTTTGTCAGGCTTGCATTGGCTTCCCCAAAAAACTCCAGGGTGGTATTGCTTACCTGGTCTTCGGTTGAAACGATATAAAAGCGAGTAAACCCGTACTTTTCTAGCATCAGGCAATCCATTAGCACTTTAAGGCTGGATACGCAGGCAGTGGCGTCCGTAGCCACGTAGTCTGGCTGGCATATCTGATTGGCTATCCGACCGGCATAGACGTTTGTAAGGGTCAACGGCAGCGGTTTGTAGTTGTAAAACAGCCTAGTGTGGTTCTGATTGTTCCTCGGGCTGGCACCAGCGAAGTTTGAAGAGCCAGACGCCAAGATAAATGCAGTCTTCCCAATACTAGGGTTTTCCCGAAAAACCGAAAATTTTTTGTCGGCGGGGAGGACTTTGGAAACCATTAAATGCGGAACGTAGACAAAACCAGACTTGGTTTTTGAGTACGTTTGGGGGTCCCAGATGACCCTCTGGGGGTACATTATTTCGTCTAAAAGGGTGGTTTCGTGCCCTGTAAAAGTATTTCCATAGGCGAGAAAGAGGCTCATTTGAAGCCTTCTATGACTTTATCAACGTCAATCGACTTTACGGTTGTATTGGCTACCAAAAAAGCCTTTGTATCGCCTACAGAGCGCACCTGCATGGTCTTGCCAATCTCTTCCGGCACCCCAAACGCATCGCACAGGTACATGCCAAGTATCAAGGCATCCAGGCTGTCAATGTTTAAGTCGGGGAAAAGATCATCCAGTGATCCTGCCGCAATGGGCGGGTTGGTTGGAGTCTTGGCTAGTGTGGCGCAGGCGTTGAATAATCGAATAAAGTCTTCATCAGAAATCATGTCACCCCCAAGCGTCTTGCTATTTGTTCATGGATTAACAGATGACTGTTTACCCAATCATAAAAGTCATCCTCCTGGTTGAAGTCCAAGTCGAGCAAGTTAAATGGATCATTCAAGTTAAGGATTGTAGCAAAGCGTTGGTGTTCAAGTTGATGTATTTGCAACCAATCGTCTAGGTCTTGAGGATCGGCGTCAATAAGAGGGTAGCGTGGGACGCTAAAACCAGCGTCAGTCAGACGCTCACAGAAGACTTGATGCTGGATGCCATTCTCAAAGAGGAAGTCTCTAAGGCTGTCTGGCTCCCCAAAGATAGGGGTTGCCAGGGCGTCCATGTTAAGGCTCATTTGTCAGCCTTGTTCCTTAGTTCCTTGTAAATATCTCCGAGCATGGTCTTGATCTCAAGAATGTCCTCTCGGTAATCATCTTTGGTCACATACCGCAACGGCATATCTTTAACGCTGTCCTCAATCTTTTCGACGGACGTACTAAGTCTATTAAGAATCCACATGCCAAAGGCACCAGCCGCACCGAATCCAAAATTAATGAGCCATTGAGGGTCCACTCTTACACTCCGTAATAAGGAATTTTTTTGGTTGCACCATTAATTACCACCGAAACATAACCTTCAGGGTTCAATGGCAGACTGGGATCAGGCATAGCAGCCGTGTTAGCCGTAGCAAGGTTTGCATACAAGTTAGCGGTTACTGTTACGTTTGAGGCTGAAACATTGGTTACAGCCACATTTCCACCAGTAATTGCTACTGCATTGGCGTTCTGAGTCGCCATAGTACCCAAGCCAGTGACATTGGCTGTGGATATGCTAATAGCAACATTGGCAGCAGAGGTTAGGCGCCCTTGGGCATCAACAGTAAATTGAGCCACATTGTTTGCGTCCCCATAGGTTGCGGGACTTACAGCCGTGTTAGCCAAGTCAATCGTGACATTGACAGCCAGGTTTCCACCGCCGTCCAGCCCAACCCCAGCAATAATCTCAACCGTATTGGCTGCAGCACCCACGTTGGCAGCCGTCAAAACCACCGTTCCGACCTGCCCGTTGACGCTACTTACCGCGTCAGTGTTATCGACCTTCTCCCACACGGAGCCATTGAAAATAGCCCAATCGCCTACGGCCCAGTCGGTAATTCCATTGAGGTTAGTGCTACCAGCCACATTGACAACGTAGTAGTCGCCCTGAGTGCCAGTGCTTGATACCAGCGTAGGCGTGTTTGTAGCGGCATTCCAAGTGCCTTTGTAAGTGACAGCGCCTACGCCACCCCCGCCTGCTACACCACCTAACGCCTTGAGCATGATTTACTCCTTACAAGCCATCACCCGGCGTAATGTACAAGTCAGCAGTCCCGCTAACAGTACGCGCCGTGAAATAAGCATTGGGAACAAAAGATAGGATTTCGTCTGTCTGCGGAAGCAACGGCAGCACCACCGTACTATTGCCTGCATCTCCAGTCGGAATGACGCAGTTAGTTGTGGCATCCGCAGCGTTCTGCGAGAAAGCCAGAAAACAGGCTGTGGTACTCGACAGATTAATAACCCGGTACTGGTTTCCACCCAGGCTGGTAGAAGGCACCTGAACGGGCGTAGGAGGCGATACAGCAGCCACCAACTTGACGGTCTTGCCTAGACTTGTGAAAGCGTTAATTCCCATCTTGAACCTCCATTTCAACTTCTACCCACTCACCAGCATCCTCATCCCACCGCCACATACCCTCAGTCGGCATTGCAACAGGGGCTTCCCATTGGGCAGTCTCGTTGTTCAGTAGCCAAGATGGGAAAGGTTTGGGAGGCACAAACGCATCAATGTCCTCGTTGTAGGTGTAGCCGATGCCAGCGTAGTTCTTACGGATTGACCCGTTGTAAGAGGTCTGTTTCCAGTTTCCGCCAAAGAGTTTCTCGCAGAAAGCAGCACCGATATGCTCCTTTTCCACGCCGTTTGCGTCAGCGGTATCAGAATTACCAACGACAATGACTTGCGTCACCACGTTGTTGTCATCAAGTTGGGCAAAATGTGCCATAAATTACTCCTTAATAGATTCAAGTTTAAGACCAGTTAAGTCCATTTCCTCACCGACCACTCCTAGTGGGAAAGTATTAAAAGAAAGACTGATGCGGGTCTGGTCGCCCTGCACCGTTTCGACCATGTGCTCAAGACTCGACGGAAACAGAATCAAGTCTCCAGTACCCGCCTCAAACCACCACGACTCCGAGTTCCAGACATTCCAGTTCTCAGGAGGTAATTTGATCTGTTGGAAGCCAGAACGATAGAAGTAAATCTTGTCTGTCTCCCGATTGGCCTGTGGGTAGAACACACCAGAGACAAATGAGTTGGGATGGGCGTGTTTGTGATGAAACTGCCCCGGTTCGGTGTAATTGCACCACGATTGCGTAATGCGTAGGTTTACATTGTGCTTGGGGTTGTGGATGGTCTTGAAGTAGTCAGAAACGCTCGACTCAATGAAGTCACGCAGTTTGGTCAAGGCACGGTTGCGTAGGATCGTGTTGTCCTTAGAGGTGACATTGCCCATGTTCGGGCGAGTCTCTTGGCCCTTGATGAAGTCAATCTCTTTTTCGGTCAGGTCACGGTCTAACTTGTAGATGCCGACTGGGATGGGGAATAGGTTATGAATCATGCGGCTTCTTTCTTAGGTTGCCCCGTGAGTTCGGCATATTGCTCAGGTAGCCAGACTGTAGTGATGGAATCTTCAAACGCTTTGATCTTCTCCATCGTGGCATCAATTTCTTCCCATGTCGGGCATGGGCGTGGGTCATCCCATCTCGTAATCATTCGATTAGAGATTTCCCATTTAGCACCGGGACGGAGCATTTCCATCGCTGTGTTGATACCGTACAACCTGTATATCTGTGCTTGATTCATTCCTTCTCCTTGTTTACCAACGAATAATCACGATACCTGAACCGCCTGTGCCGCCGTTGCCATTTGTACCACCACTCGACTGACCGCCCCCGCCACCGCCACCGCCTGTGTTGACAGTGCCAGCAGTACCAGTTGTATTGGTATTTGTTCCTCCACCGCCGCCACCACTACCTCCTGACCCCGCTGGTTGTGAACCTCCAAAAATGCCCCCTCCTCCACCTCCAGCGTATGTGGTTGAAATTCCAGAAATAGAAGATGCCGTTCCATTGCCACCATTCCCGCCAGCGGAGCCAGTTCCGTTGCTACCAACACCACCCGCTCCTCCGCCGCCTCCTCCTCCGTAAGAAGGGCTTGTAATGTTATTACCCCCATTATTTCCCTGAGATGGACTTGTTGATGGTGTGTTACCAGAACCACCGGCACCACTATTTGCAGAAACGCCTCCACCGCCTCCAGACCCACCGTTTGCTCCTGCGGCGCTTAAATTAGAACCCCCACCACCTCCTCCGGTAGATGTAATGGTGCTAAAGACCGAATCAGAACCATTAACTCCTTTGGCATTGGTAGCGGTAGCACCAGCACCTCCTCCACCCACCGTAATTGTGTATGAAGTTCCTGCTGTGACGCTAAACCCCGTGCCTGTTCTGTAACCACCTGCACCAGCGCCGCCACCGCCACAACCACCACCCCCACCACCAGCCACGACTAGGTACTCGACTTCAGTCACACCCGTAGGACAGACCCATGTGCCTGATGCTTGGAAGATTTGGTAATTGGGCTTGGCAAGGTATTTAAGGATGACTACTCCTGAGCCGCCTGCTTTTCCAGCCGTAGAAGCCAATGCTTGACCACCACCGCCCCCTCCAAGGTTAGCAGTTCCAGTAGTAGAGTTGTTGGTTCCAGCAGTTGAGCCTGTTCCACCACCTCCGGCCCCTCCAGTACCAGCAGGGTTTCCTCCCCCACCTCCACCGCCTGCGTAAGTTACGGACGAACCAGTAATAGTAGAGGCTGTGCCATCACCACCGTTTCCGCCAGCGTTAGCACCATTCGCAGCACCCCCACCTACTGCTGACGCTCCGCCACCACCTCCGCCACCATTAGAACCTCCGGTATTTGGTGCAGTAAAACCACCACCGTTGTTGCCTTGTGATGGAGATGTTGAAGGAGTGTTCCCGGTGCCACCAGTTCCAGTTCCGCTCTTACTTCCAGCACCCCCACCAGAACCACCAGAAAGGCCGTTTACTCCGCCTTGTCCATAACCGCCTCCACCGCCACCGTTAGATGTAATGGTGCTGAATGTGGAATCTCCACCACTTGACCCAGACGCACCAGCGGCTCCTCCATTACCACCCGCACCAACCGTAATTGTGTATTCAGTAGTAGATGCAACGGCAAGACCAGTACCTGTTCTAAATCCTCCAGCACCTCCACCACCACCACCACCGGGGCCACCAGCCGCAGTTCCACCGCCCCCTGCACCACCCGCAACCACAAGGTAGTCAACAGAGGTCACGCCAACAGGAGGCTTCCACTTGGTCGAGGATTTGAATGTCTCTACTGTCGATAAAGGTACTGCGTAGCGAAGAAGCACGACCCCGGAGCCGCCGGGACCACCATTAAAAGCAGAGGGTCCGCCACCTCCGCCCCCTCCACCGCCGGTATTAGCCGTTCCTGTTCCGCCAACAGCATTCTTGCCTCCGTTGGCGCCACCGCCCTTGTCGGCAGTTGTTGATGTTCCACCGCCCAAACCAACCGTTCCGCTACCCGCCACCCCGCCTCCGCCGCCGCCGGCATATGACACAGAAGACCCGGAGATAGTAGATACACCCGCAGCCCCTCCATTTCCCCCATTGCCACCAGATCCGCCTCCAGCAGTAACTCCGGCACTGCCTGCGCCACCACCTCCGCCGGCGGAATAGCCCGTATTGTTTCCGCCACCGCCGTTGTTTCCTTGCGATGGGCTTACCGAGGGAGTGTTTCCAGTCCCACCACCTCCACTTTGTGCTCCTCCGCCGCCGCCAGAACCACCACTTCCACCCGCATCTGCGTTACCTGTTCCACCTTTCCCGCCACCAGCAGAAGTTATGGTAGAAAAAACAGAATTTGATCCATTGGTGGTATTTGCTCCGCCAGCACCAATAGTTACCGTGTAATCAGTTCCAGCGGTTACAGAAAACCCAGTTCCAGTTCTGTATCCCCCTGCTCCTCCACCACCCCCGCAGTTGGTATTTCCTAAGCCACCCCCACCACCACCAGCGACAACGAGATACTCAACCTCGGTCACACCAGTCGGGCAAGTCCAAGTGCCAGATGCAGTAAATTGCTGAACAACATCAACAGTCGTAGCAGGAGTTACTTCGTATTTGATGATTACGATGCCAGAGCCGCCTGCTGCACCTGTTGAGTTTGGCCCATTGGGGCCGCATCCGCCACCTCCACCACCCGTATTAGCAGTACCGGCAGTTGCGCTAGTAGTTGTTGACCCAGCACCGCCTCCCCCTGCACCGCCTGCACCAGCCGAACCGGGAGACTGAGAACCTCCACCCCCACCTCCTGCATAGGTTACAGAAGAACCGCTAATAGACGATGCTGTTCCTGCGCCACCAACAGCATTTGCAGCCGCACTTGCTGGAGCGTTTCCACCAACAGCAGAAGCGCCACCTCCACCGCCAGCACCAAAGTAAGGATTTGACGCTATTCCATTGCCACCGTTGCTTCCCTGCGACGGCGATGTCGATGGGGTGTTTCCGTTTCCGCCTGTAGTTGACCCACCAACATAGGTGCCGCCACCACCCGATCCACCAGCATTTGCTGAGTTGGCTGGAGTTCCATTCCCACCCCTTCCACCCCCGGTAGATGTAATGGTGCTAAACACGGAGTCAGAGCCATTAGAAGCAGCAGCCGATGGGGAGGAACTGCTGCCTGTACCGCCACCACCAACAGTGACTGTATAAGAAGTGCCTTCGGTTACAACAAACCCTGTTCCTGTTCTAAAGCCACCAGCACCGCCACCCCCGCCAATGTTATGCCCTCCACCCGCCCCACCAGCAACAACCAAATACTCAACCTCCGTTACCCCAGCAGGGCAGACCCATGTGGTCGAGGAAGTAAAGGTTTGGATGACTGTTATGCCACCAGCGGCTTGGAATAAACCAAACCCGTAGGCTTTGGCTGTGGCGTAAGCAAGCGAAGAAAGAACAGGCATCGCTATTCCTTATGTAAAGGCTGTCTTAGAACCAAACACACTGTAAGTGTTTGCCCCAGTTTTAATGGTGTTTAGTACATAAAACTCTGTACTGTTTGCAGTACCGCTGGTCGGAGCGCCGCCCTGCCATTTGGGTGTGACGTTTGAGCCATCAATCTGGACAAGGCTAACGTAACGAGCATTGGCATTACTTGTCATGCCAAAAGCAACCGTGATCGAAGAGTTAGTCTCCATCACATTGTTGAGCGTAGCCGACGAGTTGCCGCGAATATTGAGCGTTACGTTCGCAGTAGCATTGCCGGTATACAACAGCACTTGTTGCGTGTTTACGTCATAGTTGATTGTGTTGGCCGCACCACCAGTGTTAATCGTGACAAACTCTCGGTTGCGGTTTTGCAGCACAACATTGGCTAGATCGCCACCAGTTATTTCAACATTTGTTAGGGCTTCTGCCCCGTTGCCAATGCCATTGATTGCACCCGCAACTGTGGTGAAATTGTTATCCAGTTGAGACAACGGTATTGCCGCGTTAGCGGTTGCAAACGTATTGGGTATGGTAATAGGGAGTGCCATAGTTAGAACCTCGCTCTCAGTTCATGTTCAAATTGGAACCCATTGATTGTAAATGGGGTTGCATTGGTTGTGATAGTCATTCCAAGGTATTTGCCAAACATTTTGGCGTCTGATTTGTACAAGTAATATCCAGCGCCAGCACTGGTTCCAGTAATCCAACCAACGACTTGAGACAGGTTGTTGGTCCAATCAATAGTCTGCAAAGAATTGTTGATCCAAAAAATCGTATTGGCAAAATTAATTGCCGGAGACTGCTGGGATTCTGAATCGACAAAAGCCGTCAACAAGATAGGCACATTGCCCAAGGTGGCCTCAATGCCAATCTTGAGCGCCTGCTTGTCGCGGATAGGGTCGCCCATAGGCAATAGGGCAGTCTCAACCTCAACTTCTACTGGATTGGCTGCATCTTCATAGAATTGGTACAAATTGTTTCCAGTAGTGCCATACAAGTTTAAAAAACCATCCTTGACCGCCGGAACCACAAAGTAGGCATCTGTTAGTTGGTTAGTAAAAAACCACTTACGCTCAAAAAACGCTGCCTGAATCCAGCGCATTGTTCCGTTGTCGTTGTAATTAAAGTTGTACACGGCGCACAGGATGTTATTGATAAGACACTGACCACCAGAAACCGGCTCGTCAAAGTTAATCAGCGGGAATACCCCATCCAAGGGGTCACTGATTTTGGTCGTGGTAGCACCCACCAGGGCGTACACCCCGTACTCGTTCATAAACAACACAGACCGGAAGTACGGGAAGATGGTGTTTCTGAGGTTGGAACCAATAGACGCCGAGACGTTGGTGTTTGTAAACAAAGTTACGCCAGTTATAGAATCTATCCGCACATCTGAAAACACGTTAATAGAGTCCTCGCCGAAGACATACAAGAAGTTATTGGCTGACAGGATGCGGGTAATGTTGGTTCTCAGGGTCGAGTCCGAAATAGTCAAGAACCCGGCTGAGATGTTTGTGAAGTCATTGTAGGTATCGGCTGCCGTGTAGAACGTGGTCCGATCCGAAGCAATCCAGGCACGCCCAGAAAAGGTGGCTACGTCAGTGCCGTTCTGGTCAAGAATTGAGCAAGTCACGTTGGCATTGCTGCCACCGCCCGTAATTGTCACCGTGGGTGGGCTGGTGTATCCGGTGCCAGCCTCGGTCACAATGATTTCCGAGACGGCGTTTGCAACGATGACCACCTCACCCGTAGCCTGCACTCCGTTGGCCTGGTTAGGGGCACCAAAAGAAACAGTGGTATTAGCGGCGTTGTAGCCAGTGCCAGGATTGTTGATTGTTACCGTGACCACCGAGCCAATGTCAAGCAGGTTCACGCCATCCCAAGTTTTATACCCTCTGTCAGGGTCAATAATTAGGGCGCGCTCATTTTTCCACTGGGTAATGGCTACGCCGGTATTGGAAAACGTATTGGCAGCAGCGATATTTCCTGTTGTGCCAGTCGTAATGTTGACATACTGGGCCGATCCATCGTCCTGAAAGCCAAGAATGTACTCATTGTTCTGAATGTTGACTGAAGACATATAGGTCACATTGGCGGTCCAAGCAGTCGAGTTCACCAACTGATTGCCCTCAACGATTTTCAGATTGCCAAAACCTATGGGTTGCGCGTTCTCAAGCCAAGCAAACTCACCATTTTCAATAACCGTGCGGCTATTCTTGGTGTTTACACCTTTGAAGTCCTTGACAACGGCGTACTGTTTCTTTTGCTCAACGGCAGCCATTTAGTACCCCGATATGTAAGGTGTGGGTAGCCGTCGGGTAAAGGTTCCATTAAGGGCTTCCATAACGTGCTTAGCATATTCTTGTTTGAATATTTCAGCCTCGCCATAGGACTGCTCTTGATACTTGGCAATGTAAGCCGCATAGAACGGCACTGACTCAGTAAAGGGGGTTGGCAAAGTCTCTACGTCTGCACCATTGACCATTGGGTCAACCTCAACAACTGTGTCAAGTTCCATTACATAGGCTTGATCCGGTTTAGGGCCAATAAATATTTTTTTAGGACCATACATGGAGAACGCCGCTGGTCGCCCAGTGTAGTTTTGCCAGTACCTCAACTGAGCGTTAAAGTTTGTCCAGGGAAAATACATAAGGGGAACCCGAGAGTTTCCCCAATACAGGTTGATGTTAAGAATATCAATTGTTTTTACATCTTCCGGTAAAGCCGAAAAGTCAATCGTCTCAACATTGTATGGAGCAGTGTAAGACTGAAGGACGCGATTACACCCACTGTCTCGCACTAGGGTGTTTCGTCCGTCGTTGATGTAGTCCGTTAACTCCGCATCGGTCCAGAAATTTGCGTTAACGTCATGCAGCAATCGACGGGTTTCTGTAATGTAACCCGATAGAGTTGTTGCCATTCTTAATCATCTGTTGAGGATGGCACTTTCGCCGCAACCCGCGCTTTAGGCATGGGTGCGGCTACTCGCTCCACCACGGGGGCTGACACGTGGACGGGTTTGGAAGACTCACGACTGAATGAAAACGTAGCCAAACGCTCCATTGCAATAGAATAGTCTGTACTCATTTTCATCCAACCAAGCCTTACAAGATACGGCTCTTTATTGTCATCGCCATAACCAAATATATGCTTTGCAGCAATTTCGGGTACTTCCACTTCCTTGCCACAGGCAAAGTTATAAGTGACGCCATCAAAGGCGTCTACTAAAGGATTGTCACCGTTGTTGCGTACAAAAACATTTGTCATAGCGTCACAATGTCACCAAAAACATAAACATCAGCGGTAGCCGCTGCACCTTGGGGCGTCGTTAAAGACAGGTAAATACTCTTGGCAGTAAGAACATCACCGCCAGAGGTGTAGCCAGATGCAATGGTCAAGTCGATAAACTTGCCCGATGCAGTCAAGCCACTGTATGCCTGTCCCGCTGCGACAATTGCTGTTCCACCCTTGCTCTCTTGCGGATAAACGCCTCCGGCAGCCGTACTCAGGCTGACAGAAGCGTTTGTAGCCACAATTCGACGAATGATGTACTTGGCAGGCGCAGAGAAAATAACGATCTGCTGATCCGCAGTGGAGTTCATGTTGGCGCTAATCAATTGCCCCAACAGGATTTGTCCAAACCTATTGGGTAACTGGGTACCTACACTGTTAGCGTCCATGATTTCTCCTTATGCGTAGGTTTCGCCAGCAGGCTCACCACCGTTAACAGCCACCACGGAGACGTTAATGTTGCCTGCGCCACCAAAGTTATTAAGGCGCACGTTAGTACCGTCAGAGATAACCAACCCGCCAGCGTTAGCAGCGTACACGTTAGCAAACGCATTTCCGTTTGAATTATTGTTAACCTGAATCACCACGTTGGAGGTCGGGTACACATAATATGCACCAGCGTCCAACACGGTAGAAGAGGCGTTGGCAACAGCAATAGTCTCGGCCTGAAAATACGCACCAGCGGTGTTTGCGTTAGCGTCAGCGAGAAGGATTTTGTTAGTTGCTAATGACATGATTCCTCCTTACAGGCTAAGTGAGTTGTAGCCGGTAATCTTCGTCATGGCTTTTGGCTTGGTGTTGACGAGTTCAGCAATCATCAGCACGGCACCAACATAACCAATTTGGAAGTTCGGCAGGGTGGACTCAAACCCAGTGAACGCAAACGATGCTTGTTCATGGATGTAGAGCGACATGTAATTGCTGTTCAGAAAATACATAGTACCTTCTGGGCAGTAGGGGTCTGGATAGATAGGCACACCAGCAACCATCAGGGCGCGGAAAGCAGCCTGGGGGCCATTGGCATCACCGTCAAAACCCGATCCT